TCGTGGCGTCAACGTCGATGCCCTCCTCGACGCGGACCACGACCACACGAGCCGCCGCCTGGAACTCGCCGAGCTGGTCATTGATACCGCGCACCGCATCCGGCAGCGTGCCCTCATCGCCCAGAGCCGCGAGCGTATCCGCGTCGTCCGAGAACAGCAGGACCGGCGTGTTGAGCGGGAACGTCGTCGCATTGGCGGCGGGCGCCGTGCCGACGAGCCCCACCACAGCCATGTCGGCCCCGACCACGGGCAAGGGCTCATTGTTCACCCTCGTGATCGAAATGCCAAAGGTAGGATCAGCCATTTGAGAGGTCTCCTAGTTAGAGGGCGGGCAGCCGCCAAAGGAAAGGCCCGCCGAAGCGGGCCGTCATCCAATCTCCGCGTTGAGCGCGAGGTAATCGCCAGCGGACGGGAGCCGCAGCTGACATGCTTCCCCTATCGTTAAACCGGCCGTGGAAACGGCCCGTAGAAATGATGAATGCAGCCCGGAGGCCGCCTTTGTTGTCGGCGGGCGGGGCGCTACGGCCGCCGCCCGCAATGGCCGGGGAAGCCGTTAGAGCGCGAGCGCGCCCTGCCACATCGTATTGATCTGCACGGGTGTCAGGCCAAGCGCCGCGCCGATCTGATCCACGAGTGGGTGGTCGCGCTCATACGTCGTCGCGTCGGCCCATTCGATCCGGGCGACCTCGCGCTCCATCGGGTCAGGGATCGCCGCGATTGCAGCCTCGACGTCCGCCGTCGTTATCCCGTTGGCGAGTAGCCCCAGGCGAAGCTGGCGGCGTGTCAGGGGGGCGAGCGGTGACGGTGGCGGCTCATACGGCGCGATGGTGTTCCCCTGCGCTTCCCATTCCGCAATCATCTGCCGGTGCCTGTTGCCCATGTCATCGGGGACGACCCACTGTTCCCCGTCGATAACGGCCGCAATGGCTCCGTCGGCCGTCCACTGAGCCACAATCTCGCTCATAGTTCGCTCTCCAGCCTAATCCTGCCAGCTCTCCAGTTGTACGAAGCAGAGGCAGTAAGACCAGACGACACATTCAGGTCAAAGCGAGCGGCAATCGCGGACGCGGTAACCGTCGCTATTGACGTGACTGCGACTGACCCGCCATTGCCGACAAGATTGCCGGCGGTGATCAGTGAAGCAGATGGGGCTCCACGCATTGGATTTGCGCTCATATCAACTACGCCAATAGCAGTTGTTGCCGAGAACCCGGCGCATGTGAGTTCGTTAACATCTCGGCAATATCTCTGACACAACGCCAATTCCTGCTGGATGTGGCGCGGGGAGAACGGATCAGCCTCTGCCGTGGCATCACCCTCGACCAGCGAGACGCGGGCCAGGTCGATTGTGTCGTTGCCCAAGTCAGTGCCGACCTCCCCCCGCTTAATGTCGAACGCCACGGTCAAGCGGTCATTCCCGTTCGTCCCCAGCACCTTGTCTGCAATCGACGGCAGATCGAACACCTGCGAAAACTTCTGCCAAGATGTTGTCAGGTTTACCGGATCACCGAACGTATCCACCGGCGAGGAGGGCGAGCCACCGGACCCGAAATCCTGAATGGGCCGCGGGTAAAGCTGGCGAGGAGCCGAAGCCCGCGCCCAAAAAGTCAGCGTTGCCTTTTGTCCGGCGAGTGTCTGAACGCCCTCGATTGCTTGCGCCAGGTTCAGAGCCGTGGCGGAGAATGAGCTACCAGCAATTCGAATGTAGTAGCGCGGATTGCCGGGCACGTCTGTCTGTCCAAGATCGAATTCCTGTCGCGATACGAGGAAAGCGCCGGACGGGTCCAGGCCGTTGACCTTCCATCTGTCTGCGGACCCGTAACCGAGCCCCGCCTGCGACGTGCCGCGCTGCCAGATATCGAAGTTGCCGTTGATGATCTTGTTGCGGAAGCCGTGGAGCGGCGTGGTTGTGAGCAGGGACGATAGTTGACCAGCGCGAGAAGTCACGGAACACCTCCATTATCGACAACGGCAGCGCCCCGTGGGCCGCTTCTGTTTCTTAAGGGGCGCAGCTAAACGTCAATCACCGTCGAGGACGTGAGCGACACCGCGCGAGAGCCCCAGACCGTCGATGCCGTCGCGGGGTCGATGCGAGCACGCCGAAAGGGCAAGGACGGTCGCCAGCAGCAGGACAAGGCGGATCATGGAGGGGCTCCTATGGAGACGATCACGACACCCCACAGGGCGCCCACGACAAGCTCAGCAATCCAAATCGGGTTGGCGGAATGCACCCGCCAGGCGACCTCGTAGGCCGCCACCGCAGCCCCGGCGAAGGGCAGCGCCAGCAGCATTGCCAGCGGCTCGCCCACCCACCACCCGGCACCGACGAATGCCGGAAGGCAAAACAGCATCCGCAGCCAGAGCGCAAGGTGGACACTGCCCCCAGACAGCTCCAGCAGCGTCGCCTCAAGCCTCGACGGCGGGCGGTCGGGCACGTGCCGCCCGAGCCCGTAGAGATGCGACCATCCGGCCGTTCCCCAGAGCAGGTACCCTACGCCCCATATGACGCCGGCGACGGCGCTTCCGGTGTAGAGACCGGCCGCGACGCCGACGATCGGCGAGACGTACCAGAGAGCCCGGCCGGGGATGCGCTTCGGCGCGTGAGGGGAGAAGTCCTCGCGCATCCAGCGATCGTCGCCTCGCACGCGGTTGAGCGCGGAGCAGACAATGATCAGGAGGAGCGCCGCCGTCATCGTCGCGGCTCCTGATATTGCACGACGCGCCAAAGATCGCCGGAGCTGTCGCGATACGGCGCGCACGCGCACAGGGCGACGCACAGCGCCGCCGAAGTTAACAGCCTCATTGCGTCACCCAATTGGAAAAGCCGCCCGGAGGCGGCGCTGTCACTCTGACGCGAACAGCGCGTCCACATCCTCCGGCGTCGTGATGTCGCCGGAGGCAATTCCTGCCAGGGCCATGCCTTCAAGGGTGAAGCATCGCCTCACGTGCTCGCGGACGGCATTAGACAGGTCGATGAAATCGGCGTTGCTCACCATCCTGAAAACGCCATCAGCGAACTTCCAGCCGTCAGGATCATCGCGCTCTCCTTCGGCAATCGCCAGGCGCTCGGCGATGATCTTGGCCTGGCTCTCACGGTCGGTATGAACCGGCCAGCCGTTCCAGACCGTGCCGCCAATCTCCTTCAGCCATCGCCTGTGTGCGGCATAGGCTTTCAGGTCGGTCGGGACGTCTGTCGGGGTTCCGACCTCGTTGCCGTTCTCGTCAACCTCGACAACAACCTTCTTGGTGGGCACTGGCAGACCGAGCGCCTCCCAGTGAAGCGGGTATCCCTTGGTTCCGATAAGCTCAGGGGCTGGCACTTCTTTTTCAATCATCGGCATTGGGGGCCTCCGGCTTCTCGAAATCCACGATCAGGCGGCCGTCTTCGTCGCTGTCCGGCGAGTGCATCACGAACGGGTCTTTGCGGCGGGCGACCACTTCCCACGCAACGCGGGCGGTGGAGCCGCCGTCCTCAGACGTAATGGTGAATGCGCCGTCCACCACGTCGCTGCACTTTACGCGCTCGAAGCTGTTCTGCGGCTGGAGCGAGCAAACCCAAGCGTCTGTCGCAAGGGCCGCGAAGGTTCCCGGCGTCATGCCGCAGGCGGCGTCAATGTCCACCGTGGCCTGACCATCCTCCAGCGTGGCGACCCCGCGATACCTGATCTGGTATTCCGGGGCCTCCACGCTGATGTGGCGCAGGTTGCGGTCTAGCGGGGAAAGAGGATGGTCTATCAGGAACGACTTGCTGCCAGCCGAAAACGTCCCGCCAACGTGGACGTTTCCGGTGTTCGCAATGGTCATTCTGGGAATGTTGTTGGTCCCGAAAGTGATTGAGCCGCTGGCGTTGTTGATGTCGAAGCCAATACTGTCGCCAAACCCAGTCAGGACGCCGACACCAATGAAGCCTACTTCCGTTGCCGTATTGCTAAAAAAGCGAACTCGACCGTGAGTGCCAACCCCCCCAGTTCCCAGCAAGCCGGTCGTAACAACATTCCCAGTGAAAGTATCGCCCGCCTTGTTTGCTGGCGTGTACCCCAGGTTTGCCTGCGCGCCCAGCGTGGCACGCGCCGCAGCAGCATCCGCATCGTCCAGAAGCGTGCGGGCGAATGCCGACAGCGTTGTGTAAGTCATGGACGACGTGCCGTTGAAATACGGCAGACGGTCTGCGGCAGCCGATACGCCGGACAGCGCCGTCAGGTTTGCATGCGACTGCTGTGCCCCAATGGCTGTGCGCGCGGCCGCCTGGCTTTCTGCTGTGAGCACAGCCTTGCCGGTAGCCGTAGCGCCGATATTCGTCTGGGCGTTGTCCTGCTGCTCGCCGCTCAGCCCCTGCGCGCCATCGAAGCGCAAAAACCGGGCGTCAGCGTCGAACTTGGAATAGAAGTCGGTCGCCTCCGTGGCGTAGTAGCCGGTATAGGCGACCTGATCGCCTGCCGACAGCGGCGCGGCAAGCGTCACGTCCGGGCTTGCGGTCGTATAGTCCACGCCCGGCGTCAGGAGGACGCCGTTCACCCAGACATTGAGGTAAGTGAAGCCGCCTGCGACGGTGAACTCGTCCTGCCCGTTGGTCGCCTCGAAAAAGCCCTGCCGGATGCCGCCGAGGGAGAGGTTGAACAAGGCAGCCCACCCCGACGCCGTATAGACGCGGGCCATCTGCAAGGTCGTGTCGAAATAGAAATGCCCCTGCTCGCCATCCGGCGGCGCGCTTGGCAGCGCGCCGCGATAGACGGTCATGAATGACGCCAGCGCGTTCTCGGCGCCCGTCTTGGCGATGATAGCGGCGTCGCGCGCGCTCTGCGCCTCGGTGCGGGCCGACTGCGCCGCAGCCTTGTCGAGAGCGACAGCAGCCTTGTCGTCCGCGACCTCGGCCCGCAGCGCCTTGGTCTCGTCGAGCGTCGCCATCTGCGCCATGACAGCGCCGGCGAGCGCCACAACATCCCAGTCGTTGTGCGGGCCAGGATTGCCGGTGACGCTCTCGACGTCAAAGACGAGAATGCCCGTCTCCCGGTCGTAGGTCACGACGCGGGCGATGGCGTAATCCTCAATGGTTGATCGGCGGGTCAAGGCAACGAACGGCGACGGCGTGAACAGATCACGCTGCGCCCCCTCGCTGATGCGAAGGGACGCCTGCTGGTCGGGAACAACCGTCAGCTCATCATCCGACGACGCGATCAGGAAGCCAAGCTCCGACACCGCCTGGATGCGCTGGGCGGCGGGCAGCAGGGTTTCGTTGATGCGGCGCAGAGCGAGCTCAAGGAGGGTCTTTTCAGCCTCCTCGAAGTCGGCCTTTTTCTCCTCGACCGCGACAATGCGAGTGTCCAAGTCCCGCATGATGCGGTTCCAGAGGTCCGCGTTGACGACCGTGGTGCCAGAGACCCGATAGGCCCGATCAAACCGGCTCGACATTTGCGATGATCTCCTCGGGAATTTCCGCCAGCAGCCGCCCCGTCATCACATGGTCGTAGAGCGGGGACAGCGTGCGGGAGCCGCGCCGGTACGGCTTGCGAAGCCGCACCTTGTAGCGCGCGTCAGGATTGATGGCACCCCCGGTGTTGGGGGCGCCGCTCGTCTTGCCTTTGCTCATTCTGGCCTCCGGTTAGCTGCTCGCCCGAGCGAGGTCGATGCGCTCGGCGACGTGGAATGTCACGAGCGCATTGTCCGTGGTGCCCTCGATCTTGATCTTGTAGGCATCAATCGCAGGGCTGGGCTCAAAAAAGAAGCGACGCTCGATAGCGTTCGGGTCTTCCGTCGGGCGGTCCTCGTAGCTGCTAGCGGCGAGAGGCGTCGCGAAGCCGGCGCCGGTCAGCAGCTCGCAGTCGCAGGTGTGGCGCGCCGGGTCCCAGCCTTCCAGCCGCAGCCGAACCTCCACGTCGTCAACGGTGACGCCGACCGGCATGGTCCGCACCGTGGAGACGTGCGTGAAGTCGGTGCGGCAGCGGAAGGTCGTCACCGTTGATGCCGCGCCAAAGGTGATGCACGGCATGAGGTCCGTCGTGCCGACGAAGACAAGCCGGGCATTGAGCAACGCCGGGAGGCCATTGAGAGCGTTCGTGTCGGTCGAGTTGAGCGACCGCCAGACGCCGTTCTGCTGGACCTGCCAGATAAGCTCGCAGCCATCCGGGATGAAGCTTTCGGCGATGATGTCCACCGCTCCGATGCCATTCTCCAGTTGGAAGGGCTGGATCTGGACCTCGGCGCGGGTCGCCCGGAACTGCGCATAGTAGACCACCATGGACAAATCGCGGGTGGCATCGCCCATAAACCAGGCGCCGCCGTCGCCGCTGTAGAAAATCTGCCCCTGCGCGTATTTGTTGCCCTGCACGTAGGCGACGACATGTGCGCCCTGCGTGATGAGCACCGTCGCGTAGCGGCGCCCCTTGGTGACGTAGACTGGCCCGATGGGGATGTTCGTGGCCTGTGGGTAGGTCTTGAGGTTCGCCTGCGGAACCGTCACCTGAGCGAGCACGCGGCCAAGGTCGGGCGCGCCGTTGGTCGTCTCGCAGATGACGACACGAACGTCACCGGAACTCGCGACCTGCGTGAAAAACAGGTCGATGTGTGTCACCCACCCGTCCTGGGCATTCAGCCAGGTCTCGCCGATAACAGCACCATTGATGGTGTCGGTCGTAACCTGAGCCTCCCAATAAGCCTCCTCGAAGGTGTCCTCCCATACCTGCTGGATGCGGACGAAGTGCTGGCCACCGCCATGGACCGGCAGGCTGTAGTCGGTCCCGAGTACCTGGAAGGTCTCGCCGGCCCGCTCGAACGTCCCCTTGATCGGGTCGTAACGGCCCGATTTCCACCAGTCGCTGTTGGTGCAGACCGTCATAACGCTGCCGTAGCGGAGGCGCGTGCGCGTCCGCGTGAGCTGCTGCATCGTCACGGAATTGATGGGGTATTGCGAGATCGGGATTTCGCCGTCGCGCCCCTCGATGGCAATGCGCGCCACCGGATCATAGGCGGGGATGGCAAAATTCCCCGTCAGCGAAAGGCGATCCTCCAGAGGGTTGAGCAGGTTGATGTTCGCCACGCGCTCCTGCGCGTGGGCGAAGCGAATGCCCTCCTCGGTCTTGGCGAGATAGTCCGGGTGCTCGTAATCCGTTTCGCTCAGGTCGAGGAAGTGGTCGGCGCCGTAGCTCGACAGGTCGTCAGACATGTTGAGCTGGTCTTTGATGCGGGCAACATCGGCGCCAAGCTCGAAGAACTCGGCGCGCCGGATGGTGCCTTTGAGGCGCGCCGACAGGCCGGCGAGCTCGGTGTCGAGCGTGTCAATACGGGTGCCCGCCTGATCGCGCCAGACCTGCAATTCCTTGATCGCGGTGGTGTTGCCGGCAACCGAGGACAGCCGGTTGCTCTCGACCATCTGAATGCTCTCGATGCCGGATGGCGTCAGCGTGACATGAGCCACCGCGAGCACGTTGGCGTCGAGCGCCGGCGGCTGCGGGTTCGCGTTCTCCGTGCCCGGGACAACGTTGATCTCGGCATGCCGGCGGCTCTCGGTGGCAACCGCCTCGGCCTCCGTCTGCCCGGTCTCGGCATCGACCAAGAAGGTGCGGGGCTCGACATCGGTCTCGATGAGATTGCCCCAGACGACGACGGTGACGATCTTCCTCGTCACCACCGGGATATAGTCGGCGAGGTTGATGACAACCCCGCCGTCGTCATTGCGAAAAAAGACCTTGCCTTGGTTGTAAAAGCGGCCGGCGCCGACCGTAATCTCAAGCGGGCCGGTGGCCGTCACCGGAAAGCCCCAGAACTTGCGGCCGGGCTCGATACCGTCATTGACGACGTGATCCAGCGCGGCACGGGCGAACTCGCCGACGTTATTCAGGTCGGTGTCGGTTACTTGTTGATTTGGGTGAATGAGTACACGGCTCTCCACGGCTATCTCTCCAGATATTCAATCATGCGCCCGAGTAATTCTGTGCTGTCGCGGGCGAAACCGATTGCGGCGTTGCAGGGATGACAGAGAAGGCCGCGAACCTTCCCGGTTTGATGGTCGTGATCGACAAGCCAAGTCCGGCCTTTCCGACCAATCTCGAATGAGCGGCAGATCGCACAGGCATTGCCCTGCTCTGCGACCATCCGCTCATAATCTTCGACCGTCAGGCCGTACTGCTTTAAGCGAAAGCGAAGGAGCCGCCTTCGTGCGTTCTCCTTGGCGCGTTCTGGATTGGCTTCGCACCAGCGCCGGACATTCTCCGCGTGCTTTTCTGGATTGTTCGTGCGCCATCTCTTGAAATTGGCGCTGACCTTTTCAGGGTTGTTTTTCTTCCACTCCAGTTTGCGCGCTATCTCTTTTTCCTTGTTCCTCTCGTAATAGCGCTTGTTCCTGAGCCTGCGCAGCTCTGCTGGGTCAGTTGTCGCATTCATTTTCAAAGCCGGAATGGCACGCGATCCCCGAACCGCACCGAGCCGTCCAGCGGAAGGCCGTCGGCGAAGGTTCGATGCCGCGTGAGCTTGTTGGTGACCAGTATGCGGTCGCGGGCTGCCTTGGAGACCCGCGCCGCGAGATTGATGGCGTCCCGCTTCGAGCTGTCCTCGGCGCGGGCGAACTGCCGACCAATGAAGCCATGCGAGGCGAACAGCGCGCCACGCGGAGCCGTTGTCTTGGCGTCGATGACCACCTTGGCGGTGAAGGGCTGAATGCCGATGTGCGAGTGATTGTAAAACGACCACGCCCGCACCTTCGGCGCTGCTCGCGCCGGGTCATGCAGGATCACCCGGTCATATAGCAGCCATTCGCCGCGGTCGGGCCGGTAGTAGCAGTGCCCGACGAAGCGGCCTGGGAACGCGCCTCGGCGGTCCTCGCCATTGGCCGACACGCGCTCGGACCGGACATCGACAGGCTCAAGCCCGGTATCGACCGTGTTGAGCGCGAGCGTCGAGACCTCGTACTCGTAGGAATGATCCAGGGTGTACGTCACCAGCCGCGCCGGCTTCGTAACCGCATTGACGCCGACATAGCCACGCCCCCAGTAGCACCCGACGAACAGGGCCGCGCCAGCCTGCCCCGGCAGCGACACCCGCTCCGTGATCCGCGCAACCGACTGGCGCCGCTCCGTGCGGAGGTCCACCGTTCGCACCGGGATCTCTTCGCCGCTATCCCAGAGCCGGGCGGCGCGCCCGTACAGGGCGCGGCCGGCATCGAACCGCGCGAAGGCATGCCCGAAGAAGTCGCCCGAGACGAAGTTGAGGCCCTTCGCCGACCCGACCTCCTTGGCGAGGTAGACCCTGATCTGCGGCATCGTCCGCAGCCAAGCGTCCATCTCCTCCTTGGAGAGGGTCCGCGATGCGAACATGCGCTGCGGCGGCACAAGGATTTGCCGCACCTCGCCGTCCATGTAGGCGACGTGATCCCGCAGGCCGCGCTCGGTGCCCTTGATCCGGTGGAGCCTGATCGCGTTCGCGATGACCTTCCGTTTCCGATCCTCCGGCCAGCTATCCAGCCAAAGGTCCACCGAGAGGGCGTGTGCCAGCACCTCAAGGAACTGCGGCGGACAGGTCCACGGGTTCCACACCTCGCGCGTGGGGGCGTTGATGCCCTCCAGACGCACGCCGACCGCAGAGAGCGCCTTGTTCAGAGGCGTCTCGCTCATCGGCAGCAGGTGGTCCTCGTATGGGATCACGGCTCGACCTCAACGTGGATGGTGATGGCTGTGCAGTGCGCCGCCTGCGATGGGGTGGGCACGATGTCGGTCTCGGGTTTGTGCCGCGTCACCCGGAGCACGTTGCCGACGTAGGCCGCGCCCTCTAGCGCGTTGCCGTAGACCCGCGCGCCGATGGCGAAGCGAGCGTCGGCCACCCGCTGCACCGCCTCTTTGGCCGCCTGCGCCACCACGGACGGCGCCGGGCCGCGCGGCACGAGAACGCTCAGCTCCACCTCGTAGGGGATGATCGACGCCGCGGCGACGACCACCTCGTCCGTGAGCGGCTTGACGTTGTCCCGCCACAGTTGGTCGCGCACAAGCGCGACCGTCTCCTCGCCGACCGGCTCGCCCTCACTGCCGAGCAGGTAGACCTCCACGCGGCCGGGGATGCCGTGCACGGACGGCCCGACGACGTTGATGTCTCGCGCCTGCGGCCACACAGTCAGGGCGTGGTAGATGTAGCCGTCCGGCGAGCCCGCCGCTGGCACCGCAAAGCTCGTCAGATACCGGATCAGGAGCGCCTGATCGCTCTCCATCACGGCCGGCGTGTTCGTCTCCGGGTCCGCCGGCGTGATGACGAGCCGCCGCACGTTCGCGCGGGCCACGATGGCGTCAAGGTCCGCGCCGGTGGCATAGGCCGGCAGGACGGCGCGCACCGCGCTATTCACGCGCGACCGCATCATCAGCTCGCGGTAGGCGTGCGCCTCTTGGTCGATCTTGATCGGGTCGAACTCCAGCCCGCCCACGTCATACGGGAAGCCCGCCTCGTCGGCTCGACGCTGGAACTCAGCCATGCGCTCGGCAAGGATGGTCTCCTGATCCAGCTCCTCGATGGCGTCCGGCACAGGGAGCCCCTGCGGGTTGATGATCGGCGCAATGAAGCGGTTCATATTGAGGGTCATTCCGCGGCCTCCCGAACGTTCACGCCGTCGTCGTTCGCGGTGAGGACCACCTTGCGGCCGCCCTCAACGGTGTAGTCCCCGAGGTGCGCCCGCGGCCGGTAATAGCCGACAAGCTCCAGCCTAAGCCGCCCCGAGCGCAGCTCGTCCGGCCCGGACAGAAGGTTGATCTTCACGAGAGCGAAGCGTGGCTCAAAAACGAGCGCCGCATAAAGCGCGGTGAAGAACCGCAGGAGCGTAGGCGGGTCGATGTTCTCGCCGAGCATGCGCGGGATCAGCGACCCCACCCACCGGCGGATGATCCGTGACCCGAAGGGCGTGGCAAAGATGGCCTCAAGGCACAGGACCACATGCGCCCAGCCGGAGACCGGGCGCCCTGTCCAGCGGTCCACGCCCGCGCCGACCGGCCGTGCCATAGGTCACCCCCTCCGCTTGCGGCGTCCCTTTGGAGCCTTGTCGCCTTCGGTCTCCTGCGGCTCCTCCTCGACCGCCGGCTCCACTGCCGACACGGGAGCAGCCGGCGCGTGCTCGACCACCACACGCTTCTCCACCCTGGCCTCATCGACCGGCAGCAGGAGGCCGCGCGCCACCTCATAGGAGGCGTCAAGTTCCGACAGCGTGAGCACGTCCCCCGGATTGACCCGGCGGCCCGCCACCCACGGCGGGGCGTTGTCAGCGACGATGAACTTTCTCATGGTGTCCTCCATGTCACGGGAACCTCGGCGCGCCCCAGCGCGCGCGTGCGAGTGCGGGGCGCTAGGCGCGCCCGCGGGTCCGGCGCGTATTCCAGCGGCGGGGTGAGGCACGGCCGCACGGTGCCCAGCGTCAGCTCAAATGCCGCGTTGTATGGGTTGAGCCACCCGGTCAGGGAATGCGGAAAAACGAGCGCCCCGTGGTCGCGTGCCCGCATGATGCAACGTGCCCCTCGCGGCAAGTCGGAATGCCGCCGATGCGAAATGTTGGTGTGCCCTGCGCCATGACGGGCATGGGCGAATGCGGCGGCTCGCCATGCGGCGCGACGCGGTCGCCGATGACGACGGCCGGCGATCCGTTGATCTTGAACCACGGCACCTGCAAGCCGAGCTGGACCCCGCCAGCGACATCGATGCCGACGAGAGCAATTCCAGGCATCGGGATACCTCAGTTGTCGAATTGGTAATCGGGCGCGACCATCTTCAGGCCGCCGCCCGTAAGCTCGAACGTCGAGCCGTCGCACTCGACGAACAGCCGCGGCACCTTCACGATGATCTCGTTACCCCGGAGCTCAATCCGGCAGGAGCCGAACGTCAGAACGTGCTCATCACCCTTCTGCGACGGCGAGGCGTTCTGGTTGCTCCACGTCATTGGCAGAGCCACCGCCTGTCGCGGGTCGCCGGTCGGTGACAGGAGCGTCATCTGCTGCCCTA